AATAAGCGGCGGACTTTGAGACCCTCATATATTAAGTTTAGGTACATCAATGACTAATCTGGAGAAGATGATTGCGAACTTAGATCCTGAGGAGCAGGAGGAGTTATTGCGGACTGTGGAGGAGTATAAGGATTCCAAGAACAGAGAGTTATCGCAATTAGACTTTATTAGGTTTGTAAAGAGTATGTGGCCAGGATTTATTGATGGGCGGCATCATAAGGTGATGGCTAAGAAGTTTCAGGAGATAGCGGAAGGTAAGATTAAGAGACTAATCATTAATATGCCACCCCGACATGCTATACTAACTAGTATGAAAATTCCCACTACTCATGGATGGAAGACGATGGCTGACCTTGCGGTTGGTGATTACGTATTTGGTCCGGACGGGATGCCTGTGGAGGTTATTGGTAAGTCGGAGGTATTCAAAGGTAGGGAGTTGTATCGTGTAACAACGGACGATGGTTCTTATTTGGATGTAGACGGTGAGCATTTATGGAATGTGAGATTAGATCGCAAGCATGATATTTATCATGACTATACGACTGAGGATTTATGGCGCAGACAGAACGGAGAGATTTTAAGAACTAAGCGGGGTGGTGGGGTAGAGTTTATTGGCAAGACGGACAAGGTAATGCGAAAGCCACGCTTACCAGATGTTATGCCAGTGAAATATCCAGAGAAGACGTTTGTTGTTGATCCGTATGTTTTGGGAGTTTGGTTGGGTGACGGTCATTCTAACCAAGCGATTATTACAGCGAAGGATGAGGATGCAGTTTACATTCGTCATGAAATAGAGAGAAGAGGGTATCAAACGACAGACCAAAATACGCCGATGACATTTGGCATTTTGAGGTTAAAGGAACAGTTAAGAGAGATTGGTGTTTTAGGAAAGAAGCACATCCCGCAAGAGTATTTACAAGGATCCCCGCAACAGCGCAGAGACTTGCTTAAGGGATTAATGGATACGGATGGGAATATTTCAAAGGCTGGTCAATGCTTCTTTTCCCAAAGTAATTTAGATTTTATTAAGCAAGTTCAGGAGTTGTTATTTAGCTTAGGGATTAAGAATAAATACAGTGTTACTGAAGCAAAGATTGGTGATAAGAGTTACGGTGATACTTGGAGGATTAGCTTTTACGCTAAGGATGTAGCTCATTTACCAAGAAAAGAAGAGCGCACCGCTAACCAAAAGAATACTTACGGGCGGTATATAGAAATAGAAAAGCTGAATTTGACTGGTGATACCCAATGTATCAAGGTTGACAGAGAAGATGGATTGTTCTTAGCTGGTGATGGATATATCTGTACTCACAATACCAAGTCTGAGTTTGCTAGTTTTATGTTACCGGCTTGGTTTTTAGGAAGATTTCCGAATAAGAAGATTATTCAGTGTTCCAATACTGCGGAATTGGCGGTAGGCTTTGGACGTAAGGTACGTAACTTAGTGGATAGTGATGCTTATGCCAAGATATTTCCGAATGTGGGTTTGAGACAGGACTCAAAGGCTGCGGGACGGTGGAGTACTAATCATAACGGAGAGTACTTTGCGATTGGTGTCGGTGGTACGGTGACTGGTAAGGGTGCGGACTTGTTGATTATTGACGATCCTCACTCAGAACAGGAGGCTGCACTAGCGTCTAATGATCCGAGTGTGTTTGATAAGGTGTATGAATGGTATACATCTGGTCCACGTCAGCGTTTACAGCCGGGCGGAAGTATTGTTGTGGTGATGACACGCTGGAGTAAGAGGGATTTAACGGGAAGAATTGTCCAAAGTTCCATAGATAGAGACGGGGATGAGTGGGAAATCATAGATTTTCCTGCAATTTTGCCGTCAAACAACCCTTTATGGCCTGAATTTTGGAGTTATGAGGAGTTAGATGCGCTAAGAACGGAACTTCCACTCTCAAAATGGAACGCACAGTACCAACAACAGCCGACTTCTGAGCAAGGAGCGATTGTTAAGAGAGAATGGTGGAGGGAGTGGGAGCCAGAAAGACCGCCGCCGTGTGAATTTTTGATACAAAGTTGGGATACGGCGTTTACAAAGAACGAGAGATCAGACTATTCTGCGTGTACTACGTGGGGAGTGTTCTATTTGAACGAAGATCCCGATAATGCAAACATTATTTTATTGGATGCTTTTAAATACAGGATGGAATTTCCAGAATTAAAGCAAAAAGCGTTGGAACACTATAGGGAGTGGGAGCCAGATGCGTTCATTGTGGAAGCAAAAGCAGCAGGTTCCCCACTAATATATGAATTAAGACAGATGGGAATACCAGTAAGTGAGTTTACACCTACTAGGGGGAATGATAAGATAGCTCGTATCAATTCTGTATCTGATTTATTTGCTAGTGGGAAAGTGTGGGCACCAAGGACTAGATGGGCGGAAGAAGTGATAGAGGAGATGGCAGCATTTCCAAATTCCGAGCATGATGACTTAGTGGACTCTAGTACACAAGCACTGATTAGATTCAGAAAAGGCGGGTTTGTTAGGTTGGAGTCGGATGAACAAGATGATGTACCAACGTTTAAACGTAAGGCGACTTACTATTAAGGAATAATATGTCTATAGAAAAAGGTTTGTACCAAGCCCCACAGGGATTAGAGACTTTAACGGATGAACCCGCATTAGAGATTGAGATTGAGGATCCGGAGTCTGTCACCATTGGTATGGACGGGATGGAAATTGTTATTGAGCCTGAAGAAGAATCTGATGAGGACTTTGATGCTAACTTAGCCGAGTACTTAGATGAAGGCGAGATGGCAAAGATTGTTGGAGATCTTCTTGGAGACTTTGACGATGACATTAATTCAAGAAAAGATTGGATGCAAACATACGTTGACGGCTTAGAGCTGTTGGGTATGAAGATTGAAGACCGCACAGATCCATGGCCAGGTGCTTGCGGTGTATATCACCCACTACTGAGTGAAGCACTTGTAAAGTTCCAAGCAGAAACAATCATGGAATCTTTCCCGGCTTCTGGTCCGGTGAAGGTGGAGATCATCGGTAAAGAAACACCAGAGAAGCGTGATGCTGCGATGCGTGTTAAAGATGATATGAATTATCAGTTGACTGATGTGATGACGGAGTACCGTCCTGAGCATGAGCGCATGATCTGGGGATTAGGTTTAGCGGGTAATGCTTTTAAGAAAGTGTATTACGATCCATCACTAGGCCGTCAAGTATCTATGTTTATTCCAGCGGAAGACATTGTTGTTCCGTATGGTGCTAGCAATATTGAATCAGCGGAACGTATTACTCATGTGATGCGTAAGACTGAAAACGATTTGCGTAAATTGCAGGTTGCAGGATTCTACAGAGATGTAGAGTTGGGCGAGCCGAACAACTCATTGGATGAAGTAGAGAAGAAGATTGCGGAGAAGATGGGTTTCCGTGCTACGTCCGATGACCGCTACAAGTTGTTGGAGATGAATGTTAACTTGGATCTTCCAGGTTATGAACATAAAGATAAAGACGGTGAGCCTACAGGTATTGCTTTACCTTATATCGTTACGATTGAGAAGGGTAGCCAGAAGTGTTTGTCTATCCGTAGAAACTGGCGTCCAGAAGATGACTCACACCAGAAGCGTCAGCATTTTGTTCATTATGGCTATGTTCCAGGCTTTGGTTTCTATTGCTTTGGTCTTATACATTTGGTGGGAGCCTTTGCTAAGTCCGGTACAAGTATTATTCGCCAGCTTGTGGATGCTGGCACACTCAGCAATTTACCTGGTGGCTTTAAGGCACGAGGTTTACGTGTAAAGGGTGACGATACACCGATCGCCCCAGCAGAGTGGCGTGATGTGGATGTTCCATCTGGAGCAATCAAAGACAACATTCTTCCTCTTCCATACAAAGAGCCATCACAAGTTTTGTATAGCTTGTTGAATACGATTGTGGATGAAGGCCGTAGATTTGCTAGTGCAGCAGATCTTAAAGTGGCTGATATGTCCGCTAATGCTCCTGTCGGAACAACATTAGCAATTCTTGAAAGAACTCTAAAAGTAATGAGCGCAGTACAGGCTCGTGTTCATTACTCTATGAAGCAAGAGTTGAGATTGTTGAAAGACATTATTCGTGACTACACCCCAGAGGATTACAGCTATGAACCCGTTGAAGGCGATAGGAAAGCTAAGAAAGCGGATTACGACATGGTCACGGTCATACCCGTGTCTGATCCGAATGCGGCTACGATGTCGCAAAAAGTCGTCCAATACCAAGCAGTCCTCCAGCTAGCACAGCAAGCGCCACAGCTATACGACTTGGCACAATTGCACCGCCAAATGTTGGATGTTCTTGGAGTTAAGAACGCAGCCAAGCTAGTTCCATTGGATGATGATCAAAAACCAAAAGATCCAATTGCAGAGAATATGGAAGCTATCAAAGGTAAGCCATTGAAAGCTTTTATCTATCAGGACCACGATGCCCACATTGCTGCGCACCAAGCTTTCATGACGGATCCTATGGTTGCCAAGACTATCGGACAAAATCCGCAAGCCAATTTAATTATGGCTTCTTTGCAAGCACACATTGCAGAACACTTAGGATTCCAGTACAGAGCGCAGATAGAGAAGCAGATGGGCGTAGCATTACCAGCACCAGACAAAGAATTGCCAGAAGACGTGGAAGTTCAGTTGTCACGCTTGGTTGCTCAAGCCTCTCAACAGTTGCTACAGATCCATCAAGGTCAGGCAGCACAACAGCAGATTCAGCAACAACAGCAAGATCCGTTGATTCAGATGCAGATGCAAGAATTGCAGATCAAGCAACAAGAAGTTCAGCGTAAAGCCCAGAAGGATCAGGCAGATATTCAAGCACGCATGGCTCAGTTGGATGTTGAAAGACAGCGCATCCAGACTCAACAGCAGACAGATGCTTTGCGTTTGGAAGCCGATATTGTTAAAACAAACAAGCAGACAGCCAACCAGCAAGAGATGGAGCGTCTACGTTTAGGTATTGACGTGGCAAAGGCCGCTGCACAATTGGAAAAACAGGGAAAAACTAAATGATAGATAAGTACCTAAATCATCTAAAAGAAAAGTTAGATGAACGTGTTTTGCAAATTCAGGATAGCTTGGCGGAAGGTTCAGCCAAGGACTACTCTGAATACACAAAAACTTGTGGCTTAGTTAATGGTCTGCTGACCGCAAGGCAAATGATTACAGACCTGGAAGAACGTTTAAAGGAAACTGATGACGACTGAAATACTACTGGCCACCAATCCAGACAACCCGCAAGTAATTGGTTCAATTAGTAAAACAGAAGAAGAGAAAGCCTCCCAGCTTCCCGTTCCATCTGGATACCGCATTCTGTGCGCCATTCCAGAAATGGAGAAGGAATATGACAGCGGCATCTTAAAAGCTGACACAACTCTACATTATGAAGAGCTATTGACTACAGTCCTATTTGTAGTTTCTTTAGGTCCAGATTGCTACAAGGGAGACCGTTTCCCATCTGGCCCATGGTGCAAACCAGGTGACTTTGTATTAGTGAGACCAAACGCAGGAACTAGACTTGTCATTCATGGCAAAGAGTTCAGGCTCATAAATGATGATTCTGTAGAAGGAACGGTAGCCGATCCTCGTGGAATTAAACGTAAATAAGGAGTAGAAAATGGCCGAAAACCAACAAGAAGAGTATATGGAAGAATTTAAATTCCCTGACGAACTTGAAGAAGAAGCGAAAGCAAAAGTAGAAGTTAAGGTAGAAAGTGACGATATTGAGATTGAGATTGAGGACGATACTCCTCCACAAGATCGCAATAAGGAGCCTTTGCCTGAACAAGTCAAGGAAGAGTTATACAACGATGAATTAGAAGACTATTCTTCAAAAGTAAAGAAGAAGATTCTTCAAATGAAGAAGTTGGCAAACGATGAACGCAGAGAGAAAGAGCGTGCAGTTCGTGAACAGCAGGAGGCTTTGACACTGGCTCAACAAGTAATTGAAGAGAACAAGCGTCTAAAGAGCAGCCAAGCTGAGAACGAGAAGCAAATTCTAGCTTCTATCCAGAAATCAGTAGAGTTGGAGATGGAAGCAGCTAAGCGTGCATACCGTGATGCGTATGATTCTGGAGATCCTGAGCGCCTATTGGATGCTCAAACTCGGTTGAATGAAGCATCAATTAAGATAGATAAAGTAAAAAATTATCGTCCAACCCCTTTACAAACGGAAGATCATGAGGTAAAAATCCAACAAAGGGTGCAACAGCAGGTTTCTAACTTGCCACGTCCTGACCCAACGGCTGTTAATTGGCAACAACAAAACAGTTGGTTCGGTGAGGATAAACTGATGACAGGTATGGCTTTGGCCCTACATGAGCAGTTAAAGGAAGAAGGCGTTGCTGTATCATCTAAAGAGTACTACAGACGTATTGATGAAACAATGCGTAAACGGTTCCCAGAGAAATTTGAGACCGACAGCGATGAACAAGAAGAAGTATCTAAGAGTGAAAGCTCTACAAAAAAACCAAGCACGGTCGTGGCTCCAGCTACCCGTAGCACATCCTCTAAGAAAGTTAGACTTACTCAGTCACAATTGAATATTTCTAAAAAACTTGGATTAACCCCAGAACAATATGTTCGTGAAGTATTAAAAATGGAGGCCCGATAATGGCTGAAAACAGAAAACCTAGAGAACTTGAATCCCGCCAACAAGAAGAGCGCCCTAAGCAGTGGACTCCTCCAGAGTTGTTACCGGAACCGGATAAACAGCCAGGATACAAGTACAGATGGATTCGTGTATCTACTATGAATACGGCGGACCCAAGGAATCTTTCAAGTAAATTGAGAGAAGGCTGGGAGCCAGTACACATGGATGAACAACCGAAATTTAAACTGCTAGCCGATCCAACAAGTCGCTTTAAGGACAACATTGAAATCGGTGGACTGGTGTTATGTAAGGCTCCGGAAGAGATTGTTGATCAGCGTAATGGTTACTACCAGAACATGACCGAACAGCAAACTACGGCCATAGATAACAGCTTTATGAAGCAGAATGATCCACGTATGCCTTTGTTCAATGAACGTAAGTCAAGTGTGTCATTCGGTAAAGGCAAGTAATTTTATTAATTTTAATTTAGGAGTTTTATAATGGCTTATCCAACCGTTAGTAACCCCTACGGCTTTAAACCAATTAACCGTCTAGATGGCTTACCATACGCAGGTGCAACACGTCAGTACCCTGTGACTTCTGGTCAAGCAATCTACAATGGTCAACCAGTGGTTTTGGCTATAGGTGGCACAGTATCAGGCGATGCAGATCTAACAGCAGGAAATATTCTTGGTGTTGCAGTTGGTGTTCAATACACTAACTCATCTGGTCAAACAGTTCAGGCTCAATATGCACCAGCATCTGGCGTAACTAACGTTATCGCTTATGTTGTTGATGATCCTTTTGCCTTGTTTAAAGTTGCTATTACAGGTAACAACTCAACCATTACCGCAGCTGGCAGAAACATTGTCGGTACTAACGTAACTGGTATTGTTGGTACACCTGATGCTACAACTGGAAACGCTACTTCTTCTATCTTCGGTGGTTCAGCTGCTGTTACAGCAACTTTCCCATTCCGTGTAGTAGACGTAGTTACAGACACAGCAACTGGTTCAAACTCATTTGTGGAAGCAATCGTTAAGATTAACTTATCACAACTTTTATCAACCACCGGCAATGCCGCAGCTTAATTAGGAGCTATAAATGGCTATTTCACGCGCACAATTACTGAAAGAGTTGCTCCCAGGTTTGAACGCATTGTTCGGATTGGAGTACGCTCGTTATGGTGAACAGCATAAAGAGATCTATGAAACAGAGACCTCTGAGCGTTCATTTGAAGAAGAAACAAAGTTGTCAGGTTTCTCAGCAGCACCTGTTAAAAACGAAGGCTCAGCCATCGCTTATGACAATGCTCAAGAAGCTTGGACAGCTCGCTACAACCACGAAACTATCGCCCTTGGCTTTAGCTTGACTGAAGAAGCAATTGAAGACAACCTCTACGATTCTTTGTCAGCCCGCTACACCAAAGGTCTAGCTCGTGCTATGGCTTATACAAAGCAGGTTAAAGCTGCTAACGTATTGAACAACGGCTTTACCGCTGGTTACACTGGTGGTGACGGCGAAACATTGTTCTCTACACAGCATCCACTAGTTTCTGGTGGTGTAAACAGCAACACGCCAGCTACTCAAGCTGACTTGAACGAAACATCATTGGAAAATGCTGTTATTCAAATCGCTGCTTGG